GGCTGATGTCCGCAGGCCGTCCTTGACCCGCTTGAGCGCCGGGGCCTCGGCCTGGAAGGCCACGAGGGCGCGGGCGAACGCCTTGCGAGCCTCGTCGGCGTCGATCTTGAGCTTGAGGTCCACCAGATCGCGGAGCGCCTCCGTCCGCCCCGTCTGGAGCGCGTAGGCCATGAGCCCCATCGGGCTCGTCATGTCCGGCGGCGCGATCTGGACCGCCTGCGGCTGGGCGGCCACAAGTGCCTGCGCCGCCTCGACGGGATCGCCTTCGAGCGGCAGCGCGGCCTGGGTTCGCTTTGTCATGGTCTCTCCTCCGGCGGTTCCGGGTTGTCCGCCCTGACCCACTCGTCTTGATGGCACGGCGCGAGGATCGCCTCCACCTGCCGCGCCCAGCGGTGCGGCATCTCATCGAGCAGCGCGGCGAGCGCCGCTTGAACATGCTGGGGGACGAGAAGCCCCAGCGTGCCACGATCAGCGCACATTGGGCACCTCCGGCGGCGCGGGAAGGGGTTGCCAATGAGTTGGTTGTGGACTGTTGAGCCACATTGGATCTAAAGAAGAAGCCCAACGTCCGAGATCCGCACTCCAGAATCCTTCTCTGCTATCTGGTGAGAAGTCCTCTTCATCTGGAGCAAACCCAAGAATTATCGATGTTGTTTGATCCTTCGCCGCGGTCTCGATGGGACGCCATCCGCCCGCCTCGGACTCAAGGGCGGCGATAAGTTCAAGCGCGCACCTGTTGAACGCTGCCCACTCGTGAATGGGTTGCCCTTCGGTGTGCAACGCTTCAGAATGATTAAGCCACCCGTGAGCAAGTTCGCGCAGCTTGTCGTTCATGCCCGCACCTCCTCGCGCCCGACCTCGCCCCGCTCGGCGCGCTCCGCCAGGACGTTGGCCGCCTCGGCAAAGACAGCCCGCGCAAACGCGTCCTCCCGCACCTCGGCCAGCGCCGGGCGAGGCATCTGAGGGCACAGCGCCGCCGGGGCCTGGTGCCGCTCGTCAATCCGCCCGATCAGGCGGCCCCGCGTGTCCTTCAGTTCGATGATCATGGCTCCTCCCTTTCCGCGGCGCACTTTGCCGCCGCCTTTCGCCAATCCCCCTTGCAGAACACAAGCACGTTCTGGTGAACCTTTGCCAACTTTCTCCCGCTCTCGAATTGTTTGGTGACGCGCACAGCGGCAGTGCCTACCGGAGTGACCAGGATGGCCTCGTTGTATAACCCAGCCCCCGCCAATGCAAATCCATTGATCGTCTCGCTGACGAAGTTCCGATAGAACCCGCGCGGATCGCGGAAGTCCCCAACAACAAAACATGCAAAGGAGTCAGGGTTCATGCGTTGCATGGAACGAAGGATGATCCGCTTGTATGCGGCGGAGAAGGTGTGCCACTCCATCGCGCTCAAGTCGCGCGGGTCGTCGCTATACCTTTCGAGATCACCATAAGGCGGGCAGGACAGCACAAAATCGGCCCAAGGTGCATCCGCCAGTGTCTCCATGCTGTCCCCACAAACCCATACCGGCGGGATCTGCGGGGAGATCTTTTCCGCCTGCTCCTTGTTGGCCGCAATCTGCTCCGGCCTCAGGTCGCATCCCCAGTATTTACGACCCAAGCAGCCCGCCACGATGCCGCGAACGCTGCCGCCTGCAAACGGGTCGACCACTTGACCGCCTTCGGGGCTGAACCAGCGGATGAGCAACTCCACCAAGGTCGGGTCGAAGATGCTTGTGCCGTCCCCCCTAAGCCCCTCGATTCCTACTTCTGCGCGGGCCAAGGGGAGATCATTTAGCCATTTATGGATGTTGTATGCTTTCGCGCTTCTACCAACCTCTGACGAGATGCCAAGAGAAAGCCACCGCCTCTTTCGATCCTGCCACTCCCCGGAGCGCGCATCCAAGACGGTGAACGGAGGAAGTGTGAATCGCTCCGCCAAGGGGCCGCTCGCTTTCGGTTTTACGGCTTCCCCGAAAAGGTCGGTGCCGAACAGGTGAGGCACTTGAGTCATGGACGCTCCTTGACCCTTGTTTATATGACCGGCTGCCCTCGTGACGGGCAAAGTATCGCACAAGATTTTGCGAAAGTCAAGGGGGGACGCTTGATATTTGCAAAATAAGTTGCAATTCTTCGCCCATGAACACTTCATCCTCGCCCGACAGGGCCATCACCATCACCGAAGCCGCCTACATCTGCGGTTGTAGCGAGCAAAGCTACCGGAACTGGATGCGCGCCGCCGTCGATCCGGCCCCCGGCCCGATCAACGACCGCCTCGCCAGGGGCCGCCGCTGGAGCGAGCTGGCCGTCCTGGAGTGGGCTGGCCGTCACGCCATCCGCACCGCCCGCATCGTCTATCCTGACGGATGAGCGACCAGGCCGCCGCCAGCCGATCGTCGCCCATCCACCGCCAACCCGGAGCCTTCGTGGAACTCGTTGCTCCGCTTGCACTACCGCACGATGAACAGGCCGAGCGCGCCGTGCTGGCGTCATGCGTCCTCGACGGGACCAAGATCCCCGCCGTCCGCCAACGTCTCCGCGAGCCCGACCTCTTCATCCTTGCCCATCGCCACATCTACCACGCCATCCTGGCCCTCCACGACGCGGGGCTGCCAGCCGATCCCGTCACTATCGAGGATGAACTGCACCGCCAGGGCATTCCTCCGGAGGAATACGGGAACACCTTCGGCCTGCATGATGTCTGCTTCGCCGTCGAGAGCGCCGCCAACGCCCTGCACTACGCCGATATCGTCATCCGGGCCAGCGAGCGCCGCATCTTCCTGCGCCTCGGTTCCCAGATCGAACAGGCCGCCAGCGACCCGACCGTCTCCCCGGATGACCTGCACTCCCGCCTTGCCAGCGCCACCCGCGCAGCCGCCCAGCGCCGTGCCACCACCAGCGGGATCGAGTGGCGCGGCACGCTCGACATCCTCGCCCCCGTGCCACCGGTGAACTGGCGCGTGCCAGGGCTTCACCTCGCGCCGGGCCGCCCCTGCATCGTGGCAGGCTACGGAGCATCCCTCAAGACCCTCGCCTGCCAGGCCCTCGCCATCGCCGCGGCAGCCGGGCTTCCGGCCTGGGGGCACTTCCACATCCCCGCCCCCCTGCGGGTCCGCCACATCGACGCCGAGCAGGGCGAAGGCGCGACCCGCCGCCGATACCGGCGCTTGGCCTTCGCCGCCAACATCGACCACGAATCCCTCGCGGGCCGCCTGGAGCTGGCGAGCTTCCCGCCCATCCTGCTGTCCGGGCGAGGGGCCGAGGCCGCCTGGTCAAAGGTTGCCGACGGGGCGGACATCGTGCTGATCGACTCCCTGCGGGCCATGACGCCGGGCATGGACGAGAACTCCAGCGAAATGCGCCGCTACCTGGACCCGCTGACCCGGATCAGCGAGGCCACCGGGGCCTGCTTCCTGATCATCCACCATGCTGCGAAATCCCCCACCGACCCCCACTCCACCCGCCGCGAGGCCCGCCAGCAGCTCCGCGGCTCATCCGGCATCTTTGACGCCGCGGGCAGCGTGTTCCTGCTGTCCGGCAACGGCAACGGACCCCGCAAGGTGGAACAGGTCAAAGCCCCAGCCGACGCCGAGGGAGGGGCCATCGAGCCCTTCTGGTTGACCGCCGAGGACGTGGCCGGGCTCCATGATGACCGCGAGGGTGTCCAAGTCATCCATCACGCCGAGTGCCCAGCCTCCGACACCCAGGAAGCCCCGTCCGCCCGTGTCGACATGGTGCGGTCCCGCCTCCTCACCCTGATCCAAGAGCGCCCCGGCCTCTCGGCCCGCGCCATCCGCGAGGCCGTCGGCGTCCGCCCAGCTTTGTCTATCGACGTCCTCCGGCAGCTCGTCGACGAGGGCCGCGTTTCTCGCGTTGTCAGTATAAAGAAGGGCGGTGGCGATGCTTACTACATCCTCTGAGGCAAATCTTGCCGTTCAACAGTTAAGTGGTTCCCGCAACGGAACCACCCTCGGGTTCGTATAGGCCGCCGATATGCGCCCCATGAAAACATCCACGCAAAGCAAATACAGTTCCGCCACCTGCATAGTGCTAAGTGGTTCCAAGTGGTTCCATCTGGTTCCGGGAACCGGGTGGGGAAGTGGTTCCCGCGCCCCCCCCCTCTAAAGAGGGGGGAGGGGGTGTGCGCGGGGAACCACATTCCCCCCTTCCCATCGGCGCGGGAACCACTACCAGACCAGGAGACCCAACCATGACGCGGGAACCAGATCACACCACCATCCTCACCCTCATCCGCCTCCTCCTCCGCGAAGACGGCATCTCCCCCTTCTGCCAAGACACCCTGAAAGGTGAATTCTCCCGCCAACTCGCCGACCGGGAGCGCCAACGCCAGAAGATCGCCCCACCGTCACTCTTCCCCGATGCCGAGAAACCGGCCTGAGATGCCCATAGGGGAATGATCATAGCCCCGCCCATATCCTGACATGGCCCAGCCTGTAATCGCCCCGTCACGGGCACGCCAGGGCCTAAATCAGCCCGGCCCGCTTCGCCGACCCCGATAATCCCACCAGCGAAAAGATAAAATCCGTTGCGGGCTATTGACATTGCCAACCGGATTTAATCCATTGCCCGAGGTTTCCGTTAAAGACGGGTCGCTATCCGTGGCCGAGGACAAGCCCAAAGGGCGCGACGAGCGGGGGCATTTCCTCCCCGGCAACCCAGGCGGGCCGGGGCGTAAGCCGCTTGCCCAGACGATCACTCCCCTGCTCGTTGAGATCGCGCAGGAGTTGTGCGCAGACGGCAGCGGGCGCACGAATGCCCGCGTCCTCGCGGAGAAGATCTGGGCGATGGCGCACGGTGGGGACATGCGGGCCATTGAATACCTGGGGAACCGGCTGGACGGCAAGCCCCGCGAGACGGTCGTGACCGAGGGCGAGAACCGCGAGCCAATCATCCTGCTGCGGATGCCCAGCAAGGAGGATGCCGCGGATGGGGCCAGCGGGGCCGAGGCGTGACGCATGGACGAGCTTCTCGTCACGCCGACCATTGCCGAGATCGTGTCGCATCCGGCGCGGTTCAAGGTCTTGACAACGGGGCGGCGCTGGGGCAAGGATCGCCTCGGCATGATTTGGCTCCACGCGGGCGAACTGCTCCCTGACAGGCTCTACTGGTATGTCGCGCCTTACCGTGTGCAGGCCAAGGCGATTGCCTGGCCGCTGCTCAAGCGCATCGCGCGCAACTACGGGGTGGGCGGGCGCGACATTTCGGAGAGCGAGCTGGCGATCACCTGGCCCAACGGGGCGCGGACGGAACTGAAAGGCGCGGACAATCCTGACTCGCTGCTTGGAGTGGGAGTCGAGAAAGTGCTGGCAACCGAGTTCTCACGCTGGCGGCCCGACATCTGGCCGCAGATCATCCGGCCCATGCT